ACCTTTAAAAACGGGTAATTCAGGTCGACGATCTAGTTTTTTAGCACGAATGGGCAATATGCCTGGCGCTGAGATGAAAGATGGGAAGCCTACCCGACTCCTATTATCTCTTAGAGCTTGGGGCGCATCGTCCAAGGAAGACGCTAAAGCGAAGGCTAAAGCGATCTCTAAGAGGAATAAGAAGTGAGACCTGTATCTGTTGGAGTTAGCCCTACTGCGGCAACATTAACGACTGTTTACACAGTTCCTACGGGCTATTACGCCAAGTTTACTGTCATGTACATCCACAATACTGGTGGATCAACAAAGCACATCACAGTCCAATGGTATGACGCAAGTCTAGCGGCTACTTACAACATTCTTAGTGAATACAATTTTTCTTCAAAAACATACCTTCAGTTTGATGGTGCGGCTTATATCGTTTTAGAAGAAGGCGATAGAATTCAAATTACAACTGAAGCTGGAAGTACCTTCAGTTTTCTGGCAACCTTTGAGGTTAATGGAGCACAACGAACATGACCTATCTAGAACTTGTTAACGATGTGCTAGTTCGCTTGCGTGAAAGCACAGTATCTACTGTTGGCGAAACAACGTATTCTTCTTTGATTGGCAAGTTTGTCAATGATGCTAAACGTCAGATTGAAGATGCTTACAGTTGGAATGTTTTAAGTACAACAATCACAATCACAACTACGGCTAACACACATTCTTATTCTTTGACAGGTGCGGGTCAAAAGTTCCAAGTTTCTGATGCCATTAACTCAACAAGCGTTATTGGTCTAAAAAACATCTCTTTTGTGGATATGAACCGCAAATTGAACTTTGCCACGCCCGCAACCTCTATTCCTTCAGAATTTACCTTTAGTGGTGTGGATGCTAGTGGTGATACCAAAGTAGAGTTATTTCCTGTTCCTAATGGTGTTTATACTATTTTATTTGACCTAATTGTTCCACAAGCAACTCTGTCATCAGATTCAACATCTGTCAAAGTATTAGACTATTTGGTTGCTCAGAGTGCTTATGCTCGTGCTTTGATTGAGCGTGGTGAAGATGGTGGAACAAACTCTGCCGAGGCTTATGCTCTGTTTAGGGGGATGCTCTCTGATGCGATTACAATGGAAAGCACTCGTTACATAGAAGATAATTTTGAGGCAGTCTAATGGCATCTCAACTTCAAAGTTACAGTCTCTCAGCACCAGGCTTTTATGGCTTGAATACTGAAGATTCTCCCCTTGATTTAGGGGCGGGTTTTGCTTTGGTTGCAACCAATTGCATCTTGGATCAGTATGGTCGTATTGGTGCTAGAAAAGGTTGGTCAAGGGTTAACTCGTCTTCTGGCAATCTAGGTGCTAATGATGTCGGTGTAATCCATGAGTTAGTCCAGACTGACGGAACTCTGACAATCCTGTTTGCTGGCAATAACAAGATATTCAAACTTGGCACTTCTAATGCAGTGACTGAGTTGACCTATGGTGGTGGAGGAACAGCCCCTACTATTACTGCTGATAATTGGCAATGTGCAACTCTTAATGGGATTGCATACTTCTTTCAAACAGGTCACGATCCTTTAATTTATGATCCCGCTATAAGTACGACTACTTATCGCAGAGTCTCTGAGAAGTCTGGTTATGTAGCAACTGTTCCTCAAGCAAACATCTGTTTATCAGCATTTGGTCGTCTATGGGTGGCTAATACTTCTACAGATAAAGTAACGATTACCTTCTCTGATCTGATTGCTGGTCATGTGTGGGGTGGTGGTACTTCAGGTTCATTGGATGTCTCTCGTGTATGGCCTAATGGCGCAGATGAGGTCATGGGCTTGGCTGCTCACAATGATTTCTTGTTTATCTTTGGTAAACGACAGATTCTTGTCTACTCTGGTGCTTCTACACCCGCATCAATAGTTTTAAGCGACACAATTGGCTCTATTGGTTGCATAGCAAGAGATACTATTCAAAGCGTTGGTTCTGACGTTATTTTCTTGTCAGATTCAGGTGTTCGCTCTTTGATGAGGACTATTCAAGAGAAGTCTGCTCCTTTGCGAGACTTGTCTAAGAATGTTCGTTTTGACCTAAATTCATCTTTAGCGGGTGAGACACTGGCTAATTTGAAGTCTGTTTACTCAGAAAAAGAAGCCTTTTATTTGCTTGTTTTGCCTACAACATTCCAAGTTTACTGTTTCGATACCAAGCAATCTTTGCAAGATGGTGCTTCTCGTGTAACGAAATGGGACTCAATTGCTCCTACTGCCTTGCGCTCTTTGCGTAATGGCGATTTGTATATTGGTAAGAATGGTTACATTGGTAAGTATGGAACTTATCTTGATGACGCATCAACGTACCGATTCTCGTACTACACAAACAATGCTGACTTAGGCAATCCTAACCAGATTTCTATTTTGAAGTCTGTTACTGCTATTGTGATTGGTGGATCGAATCAGTATTTAACGATTAAGTGGGGTTTTGACTATTCTGGTGCTTATCAATCAGAAAACATCTACATCCCAACACAAGTTAGCTACGAGTATGGAATTGGTGAGTACAACATTGCTGAATATACAAGTGGTGTGCCAATTAAGACTCTTTCTGCCAATGCTTCTGGTGCGGGAAAGATTGTTCAAACTGGTTATGAAACAACAATCAATAATGTTTCATTTTCTCTGCAAAAGATTGAAATTCAAGCCAAAGATGGCAAAATAGGGTAAGAGGTAAACCATGTCAAATTACACCAAATCAACCAATTTCGCTACCAAAGATAATCTATCGCCTGGCAATCCTTTAAAGATTGTCAAAGGTACTGAAATTGATACTGAATTTAACAACATTCAGACTGCTGTTGCGACTAAGACGGATGGTGCGGCTTCTAGTACCGATAACGCCATTGCTAGATTTGATTCAACCACAGGTAAGATCATTCAAAACAGTGCACTCACAATTGATGATACAACTGGCGACATTGTTGGTACTGCAACACAAGGTGTTTTTAATACTGTATCTACAACTGTAAACGCATTTGGTGCGGCTACTGCTGTAAACATTGGTGCGGCTACAGGAACTGCCACAGTCAATAACACCACTTTGGCGGCTAAAGCAATCACCGCTAGTACAACTTTGGCGGTAACAGGAACATCAACTTTAACAGGTGCTGTAACTGCTACTGCGGGTGTTACTGGCCCGATCACATCTTCTAGTGCAACCATCACGGGTGGCACGATCACAGGCATTACTGATCTAGCGGTTGCTGATGGTGGTACGGGTGCTTCTACTGCCGCTGGTGGACTGAATAACCTTTTGCCTAGCCAAACAGGTAACGCAAACAAGTATCTGCAAACTGATGGCACTAATGCTTCTTGGGATGCAGTAAGCCTATCTACTGCCGACATTACAGGCACTTTGCCCGTTGCAAATGGTGGTACTGGTGTAACTTCTTCTACTGGTACTGGTAATGTAGTGTTGTCAAACTCGCCAACACTGGTGACTCCCGCCTTAGGAACTCCATCTGCTTTGGTGGGAACAAATATCACAGGTACTGCCTCTGGCTTAACTGCGGGTAACGTCACAACTAACGCAAACCTTACTGGTGCGGTTACTTCTGTTGGCAATGCAACATCTCTTGGCTCATTTACTTCTGCTCAACTTTTGAGTGCTTTGACTGATGAAACAGGAACTGGTGCAAACGTATTTGCAACTTCACCTACCTTGGTAACTCCTATTCTTGGAACACCTACTAGCGCAACATTGACCAATGCAACTGGTTTGCCTTTGTCTACTGGTGTTACTGGAACACTTCCTGTTGCTAATGGTGGAACAGGAACAACAACTCCTAGCATTGTTGCGGGATCAAACATAACTGTTACTGGCACATGGCCTAATCAAACCATTGCCGCATCTGCTGGTGGTTCTGGAACTGTCACTAGCGTTGCGGCTACAGTCCCAAGTGTCTTCAGTGTTTCAGGCTCACCAATTACTACATCTGGCACATTGGCATTGACTTACTCAGGTACTGCTTTGCCAGTAGCCAATGGTGGTACAGGACAGACTTCTTACACAGATGGTCAACTGTTAATTGGTAATAGCACAGGAAATACGCTTACTAAAGCAACATTGACTGCGGGAACAAACGTCACGATTACCAATGCTGCGGGTGCAATTACGATTGCTGCTTCTGGTGGTGGAACACCTGCTGGTTCAAACACACAAGTTCAGTTTAATAACTCAGGTGCGTTTGGTGCTTCTGCTAATTTGACTTTTAATGGAACTGCACTTACAAGTACAACGACAAATACATCAGGAATTATTCTTGATACTTCTACTGCGGGTCAAGCAAATGTTAATTTTAAAAGTGGCGGAACTCAACAAGCAATAGTTGGTTTGTCAGGTGCAATAACAGGCGGTAGCGGAACTGATATAGCGTTATTTTCAGAAAGTGGTAATGCGGTTAAATTTTATACCAATGGTTCAGCATCAAACCCAGGAACTTACAACCAATATGGTTTAGGTCTTGGTGGTGCAGTCCCATCATCAGGATATGGCATCACATTCCCCGAAACTCAATCAGCATCTACAAACGCTAACACGCTAGATGATTATGAGGAAGGTTCATTTACATTTACTGGAACTGGATTTACAACTTCACCAACAAAAACAGCGTATTACACAAAAATTGGTAATCAAGTAACTATCAGAATTCCAGATATTACAGGAACAAGTAACTCAACCCTTTGCACAATAACTGGACTTCCTGTTGCAATAAGGTCAGATAATAGTTTTGTTTCTTTTTTACTTGTTTATAGCGGGTCTGTTGGATATAACGGACACATTTATGGCGGTTCTAGTAACACGATACAGGTATTTTGGGATGCAGGAGAAAGTGCTTTTGTTGCTAGTGCTGTTAAAGGCATTGTAAATTACAACAATTTTACATACACAATAGTTTAACTAAGGAAATCAAATGAAAAATTTGACACATAAATTTATTCAGCACGAAGCAGATGGAAACATCTTTTTGGCATTACAAAAAACATCGTCTGATGGTGATGCGCTTGGAACGCACTACATAAATTTCCCGCCTGATTGTGACATTGATGCTTATGCGGCTTCAGCAGTTACAGCACTTGGAAACTTTAATGCTGTGCCAACGGAGTCAATCAACCAAGTTAAAGCATTGGCTCAATTATTGTGGACTGCTGAAGTTATTGCGGCTTATCAAGCGGCACAAGCTGCGGCTGAAGCGGCACGAGCATAAAAAGTTCTATCTTTAATTAAGTAGAACTACACAGGAGAAAAAACAATGCCAACAGTAAATGACATTTATCAGCAGGTGCTAGGTCGCCCAGCAGAGCCAGAAGGATTAGCCTACTGGAAAAGCGTATTTGGCGATTATGTTGACGATACTGAATTGGCACAGTTTAAAACTGCGGCTGCTCCTGAGTTAGCACAACGTGCATTGCTAACAGGCTCTGGAAATACTGCGGCTACAACAACTACCACTGCAACTACCGCAGCTCCTACATCAGTTACTGATCTATATCAACAGGTACTAGGTAGAGCACCCGAGTCTAAGGCTGTTGTTGACGAATGGACTAGACTATTTGGTAGCACGATTGAGCCTGCTGAAGTTGAGCAATTTAAGCAAGCCGCACAACTTGAGTTAACTAATCCTAATATCTCTAACATTAAGGGTCAAATCTTAGCCCAAGGTAACATAGACAAATGGACAGGTGAAGGCAAAGGTTCTGCGGAAGCCAATGCAACTGACATGGCTACTATTTTGGCTGGTATCGGTATTACTGATATTAACCAGTTTGGTGCACTGCCTGGTGGCAAATTTGGTAACAAGATAACAGGTCAAGAAGTTCCTAATACTTATGGTGAGCGTCAAACTGGTAATGCTATTGGCGGGACATTTTCTGGTAAAGGAAACACTGGCTATCGTGTTAATTTTGATGCCACTGGTAAACCTATTTTTTACACAACATCTGCTTCTAGCTCAACTGTTCCTAGTTGGGTAAAAGCCGCCATAATTGCTGCGGGTGCTTACTATGGTTTAGATGCTTCAGGATTATTAGCTACTAGCCCTGTCACAGCAACAACGGCATTAACAGCAGCAGAAGCCGCAGGATTGGGTCTAACGGCAACAGAAGCGGCTGCTTTAGGTTTGTCAGGTACAGAGTTTGCAGCAGCGGCAGGAACAGCGGCAATACCTGCAGCTCTTTCTACTCCTGCGGCAGTTGCGGCTACAGTAACTCCTGCGGCTCTTGCTACACCAGCGACAACTGCTTTAACTGCATCTCAAATAGCTCAATTGGCTTCTGCGGGTTTATCAGCGGCTCAAATAGGTTCTTTGGTTTCTGGTGGATTAACTACTGCTAGTGGTCTTCTCCAACAACAAACATCTCGTGAAGCGGCTATTAAAGCACAAGCGATGATTGAGAAAGAAACTGCTGACGCTAAACTAGCAGCTCAGTTCAGACCCATTGGGATGACTACAAAATTTGGTACATCTAACTTTGCGTTTGATCCCGCAACAGGTCGACTGATTGACGCTAATTACAATCTGAGTCCAGAAGCTAAAGCCCAACAAGATAGACTTACTGCTTTGGCAAATGCAGGTTTAACACAAGCAGAAGGCGCACAAGCACAATATGCTCCTCTCCAAACTGGCGCACAAAGTCTTTTTGGATTAGGTCAAGGCTATTTAAATGCTCAAACTGATCCTCGTTTGGCACAAATTGCCTCTCAATATTTACCTTTGTCTCAAGAAAGCAAAGATTTAACAAGACTTGGTACTGGTTATTTAGCTTTATCTCCAGAAAGTCAGCGTTTAACTGCTCTTGGAGGTCAGTATATTGCCCAATCTCCTGAACAAGTAGCACAAAACTATTTAAATCAGCAGATGGCTTTGTTGCAACCAGGCAGAGAGTTAGAGTTGGCTAATCTGCAAAACAAACTACAACAACAAGGTCGTGGTGGTTTGGCGGTTACTCAAGGCGGTGCTTTGGGTGCTACCACTCCTGAACTACAGGCTTTGTATAACGCTCGTGTTCAACAAGAGGCTCAATTGGCGGCTAATGCTCAACAAGCGGGTCAACAACAAGTTCAGTTTGGTGCGGGCTTAGTTGGTACAGGTCAACAACTTGGAATACAAGGTCAACAGTTCGGTGCTAATTTGATTGGTTCTGGACAACAACTTGGCATAGCGGGTCAACAGTTTGGCATGAATACATTAGCCGCACAACAAGCACTTGAGCAACAGAGATTGGCATTTGGCTCTGGACTATTAAGCCAAGGATCAGGACTCTTGGGTCAATATTATTCTGGTCAACAGGCGGCTTATGCACCTTACACGACAGCTATGGGACAAGTTCAAGCACTTGAGACTGCGGCACAACAACCCTTTAACACAAGTTTGGCTCTTGCTCAACAACAAGCTAAGGCTGGCTTTGATGTTGGTCAACTAGGCTTGTCTGGAGCAAAATTAAGTACAGCATTGTCAACAGGTGCTGCGGCAACAACTAATCCATACTCAACTGCTTTAGGTGGACTAGCAGCTTCTCCCGCATTTGGACAATATATAGGTGGTTTGTTTGGTGGCGTGCCATCAACAACAGCCATGAGCGCATTACCAACATCATTTGGTACTGGTAATTATTATGGTAGCCAAGACCTCGGCTTATATTTGTAAGGACTCATCATGGCAGACAATATCGTAGCGGGTCTATTCGGACTAAGCCCAGAAATGTATGGCGAACAACAACGCAGAAGTGCTTTACAAGAAGGTATCACACTTGCTCAACTAGACCCTGCGGCTCGTGGTGCGGCAATGACCTATGCGGGTGCTAGAGGTCTTGGTACTGCCATTGGTGGTGCTATGGGCGTAGAAGACCCTCAGTTGAAGTTAATCAGTGCTCGTAATGCTATTGCTCAACAGATAGATCAAACAAATCCTGAGTCGATCCTAAAAGGTGCTCAGATGTTGGGGCAAATGGGCGACCAACAAGGTGCTATGGCTATGGCTCAATATGCTCGTCAAGCACAAAGTGAGATGGCTTTGATGCAACAACGTCAGGCGGCTCAACAGTCTTCATTGGCTACTGCGGCTAAAACACAATTATCTGTTAGACAAGAAGAGCAATTGCGTGATGAGTTGTCTAAACTTCCTCAAGATGCTACACAAGAGCAAATCCTATCTGTTGTAACTAAATATGGTTCACCAGATAAAGTATTGGCAACTTTACAAGCCTCTGCTGATAGAACTGCTCAAAGAGAGCAATCTGTGCAACTTCAAAGAGAACGTATAGATGCTCAGATTCAAGCCGCAAAAGATCGTGGTGCAACTCAAAAAGAAATTGCCCAAATGCAAATAGATGGTCGCACACAAATTGCTCAATTAGTTGCATCTCTTAAAGGCCCAAGCGCAGCAGTTCTTAAAGCACAAGAAAAAGCGGAGAAGATTGCAGAAGGAAAAGCTAGCCTTTCAGACACGTTAGAGGTTGCAAAGACTCTTGTAAATGACATCGCTAAACTAGGTGGAATGACTAGCACTGCTAAACAACCTCTTGCCAATTTGGTAACATCTTTGGGAACTGGAACAGTTGGTCAACTTGCGGGTCAAGCGTTTGGAACTCCAACGCAAGCAAAACGAGATGAGCTAAAAAGTGTAAGACTTCAGTTATTGAATGCGGTTAAAGAAGCAACTGGCATGAGCGCTCAACAACTTAACTCTAATGTTGAATTGAAAACTTGGTTAGATTCGCTTGGCAGTGAGAAAATGACCAAAGAAGCAAATCTTGCAATCATTAACAATATCTCCAATAGATTCTTAAAGGGAACTATCAATTCCCCTGAAGGTTCTGGCACTGCTTCAAACCCGATTGTTCTAAAGTAAGGAATTAAAATGCCTGTTTATCAATACGAAGGCAAGCATTATGATTTGCCAGAAGGATTATCTAACGATCAGGCTATTGCCAAGATTGAAGGATTTTTAGGAAAAACTACTCCTCCTCAGGCATCTCCTGAAGTTTCTAAAACTGAATTGATGTTTGGAGCTGGCAGTCCTATTGCTCGAACAATCAAGGGTGCAGTTGTTGATCCTGCATTGGCAGTTAATCAATTATTGGCAAGCACAGGATTGTTTGGTGGCGAAATTAAAAAAGGCGCAACTCAACTTGTAAGTGATGTTGAGCAAGCTACTCAAGAAGGTCGTGCAAGAGTTGGAAGCACTGGCTTTGATCCTTACCAGATGCTTGGAAATGTTATTAGTCCTGTTAATCGCTTAGTTGGTGCTACACAAGCTCCTTTAGCTGGTGCTGGTCTAATAAGTAACATAGTTCGATCAGGAAGCACTGGTGCGGCTTTAAGTGCCTTGCAACCAGTAAATGCTCCTGTAGATCAGTTTGCTGAACGTAAATTAGAGCAAATGGCTACTGGCTTTGTATTAGGCCCTGTTGTTGAAGGTGGTGTAAAGGCTGTTGGAGGTCTTTTAAACACACTTAAAGGTCTTACTCCTTCTGGTCGTCAAGAATTCATGCAGAAACAACTGAATGAACTTGCTGGCTCAGATAGAACAAAAGTTATTGAAGCATTGCGTGATGCTAAAGAGATTGTTACTGGCTCTCGCCCAACTGTGGCACAAGCAATTTCTGACATTCCATCTGCGGTTGAATTGGCAGCGGCACAGAGTAAACTTGCTAGTAAAGCCAAAGTATCAGGTCAATTCCAAGAGCGTTTAGTTGAGCAACAAGCGGCTAGAGCAAGAGAAATTCAATCTATTGCTGGAACAGAAGCTCAAAGAGCATCTTTGATTGCCGAAAGAACTGGTGTTACGACTCCAATGCGTGAGACTGCATTAGAGCAAGCAAATCTTGCTGGCCCAATATTTACTAAATTAGAAAAGGAAATTTCAGATAAGTTTAATAGCTTGGCGGCTGCTGAACAAACATCTGGAATGATTGGTTTGGCTGCAACAACTCAAAAACAAAAATCTTTGGCAGAAATGGGTCGTCCAGGTTGGTTATCTACTGGTGATATTGCGGCAGAAGCGGCAAGTCGTGCAAAAGCATATAAAGAACTTGCGGGAACACTGCGTGGTGAAGCGCAATTAAAACAATTTCAACTTAATAGTTTAGAGCAAAATGGATTTTTTCCATTACGTGCATCCGATTTAACAGACCAACTAGACAAAGCCATTCGTGGAACTGTATCTGACCAAAGCAAAGCAGTTTTGCAAGGTATTAAAGATAAAGTTGTTTCTAAAGCCGATGAAAATGGTTTGTTAAACAGTCGTGATGTGTACGAAAACATTAGAAAAATATCAAATCAAGATGTTGCAAAAATGCTTAATCTTGGTGAGCAATATGCTTCTGGTGGAATCCCTCAACAAGCGGCTAAAGCCTTGGGTAGTGCAAAACAATTTATTGATGCGTCGTTAAACAAGTCATCTGATGGATTGTGGGGTAAATATCTTACTTCTTATGCGGATTACAGTAAAAAACTTAATCGCATGGAAGTTGGAGATTACTTATCTAAGAGTCTAAACACTCCTTTAGGTAAAGAATCGGCTGGTGAGTTTGCTACCGCTGTTGAGAATGCCGCTGGAACAATTAAGAAATCTACTGGCATACCAAGGTTTGAGAAGTTATCAGATGTTCTTTCATCCTCTGAAGTTGCATCTGTAAACAATGTATTGGCAGATTTGAAACGTGATTCAAAAGCAAAAGAACTTGCAAGAAAAGTTGGTGCACTTGACATTGGCGGCCCAGATGTAGTTAAGGAAGCTCCTCAACTATTAAATAGAACATTTACATTGATGAAGGCTGCTGTTGAGCATTTACAAAGAGGTAATGCTGACGCTTACAACAGGCAAATGGCTGAGTTGATGATGAACCCAGGTGCTTTAGCTCAATTTATGACTGTTGGAATACCAAAAAGTAGAACAAGTGACTTTGTATCGTCAATGATGAAGCTAATGGATGCTCCAACTCGATCTGCATTTGTTCAGTCATTTACAGTACCAGCTGCGGCTAAAGAGGTTGGAACTGAAGTTCCTGTTGAGTAATGATTGATTGGGCTGAAGCAATCATTGCGGCAGTCTGTATTAGTTGTTTTGTCATCTTTTGTAGTTATATTGTTGTTTGGGCGTACCCGTGAGATGGCTAATAGCACTTGTTTTAATTCTCTCACTTCAATCTACGGGGAAAGACCTATGTAGTGTGCGTGAGTTTTATGGAATAGCTTACACAGTACATAACCCGTCAGAGCGTCATCAACAAATGTCTGCTTGGCTTACAAAACATAAAACATTGTGTAAAAGTTCTGACATGACTGTTATATGGAATAACTTATCGGAATGGGCGGGTAGTGCAGATAGTGCTGAGTTAAGACATAAAGTTGTTATTGCTTACAAGGATGCTGTAGAAAGGGAGAAGAAATGATAGACACCATCAAACTATTCCCAACAGTTCAGCCTTCTGGGTATCCAGATAGGCATGACCTTGCCCAGAAGAAGCTAGAGAAACAGCATGAAATGAACAAGGCAAATGAGTTAGCCAGACAAAAGCAGACTCAATTACAAGATATTACCTTTGAGATTTATTGTAAAAAGGTGAGTCAAGAACGTATCCACATGGAGATATTTCAGAATCGTAAACTGGATATTTATGTATGACCAAGAAGCCAATACGCCAACCAAGGAAACCGCAGATAGAAGTGAAAGAAAAACTGACGCTGTACGTCACTCTGATGGTCAGCACAACCCTGTGCATCTCTGTTTTGGCTATGGTGGTCAGCTTTATGCTTGGCCTTTGGGCAAAAGAAGTGGACAACGCAGAGATATTCAAGATGATTTCACCCGCTTTTTCTACTCTTATAGGCGGCATGATTGGCTTCCTGAGTGGTATCAAACTGATGCAAAATGAAGATAAACCGAAATGTAAGGATTAATAATGCTTTCTCTTTTCTCAACCTTGGGCGGTCTATTGATCTCTGGTTTACCAAAACTACTAGAGTTTTTCCAAAACAAAGCAGACCAAAAGCATGAATTAGCTTTGGCTAACATTCAAGTTCAAATGCAATTACAGATGATGGCTCAAGGCTTTGCTGCCCAAGAGCGCATGGAGGAGATTCGCACAGACCAAGTTGCCATGCAATCTGAAGCCCAGATGACCGAGGCGGCTCTAAAGCACGATGAGAAAGTCTTAGAGAAGGCTTCTCAATGGGTTGCCAACTATGTTGGTACTGTAAGACCTACAGTTACCTATATCTTTGTGTTTGAGTTATGTGCTATCAATGCTTGGATTGCCTACTACATCTACTCTCGCCCTAGTTTGGTGATGAGCATAGATGATTTGATTCGTTTGTCTGACATTATTTTCTCTACTGATGAGATGGCAATGTTGGGTGGAATCATTGGTTTCTGGTTTGGCTCAAGAGGTTGGTCTAAGAAATGAAAGTCAGCAAAGCTGGTGAGGATTTGATGCACTTCTATGAAGGCTACAGGAACAGGCCGTATCGGTGCAGTGCCGCCATTTGGACTGTCGGATGGGGTCACGCTATGTATGCAGACCAATTAAGCCTTCCAAACGTGCGTAAAGAGGGTTATACAGGGCTTATCAGGTCTGATTACCAACTCAAGGGGGAAGATAATCGTGTATGGTCAAAAGAGGAACTGGTCGATTTATTCAAGATGGACATCAATTCTTTTGAACGTGGTGTTCTTCGACTTAGCCCTAATCTTGTTAATCATCAAAGTAAATTTGACGCTGCTACCAGTTTTGCTTACAACGCAGGTTTAGGCAACTACCAGAGGTCAAC